CGCAGGTCACCAATCTTGGTGAGCGCGAGGTTCGCGATTGCGACGTCACTCGTAGCCACGGGCTCCTCCCGCAGCTATTAGGCTGGCGGCCAAGTGTCCTGGATGATCGCTTCCTTGAGCGTGTCGATCAGCGTGAGCACTTCGAGCTTGCTCATGCCGATGAGATCGACCCGGACCTCGACGTCGAGGCTGGTCGTGGAAGCACTCTCGGTCACGTTGCGGACCCCGGCGTTGCCGCGATCGATGCCGTAGAAACGGTCTGCCATGTCTGTCTCCCAGAAAGAAGGGGCGAGCCGGTCTCCCAGCCCGCCCCTGTACCTTACGCCGTGTAGCGCCCGATGAGCTTCACGGTGCCGCTGGCGTCAGCAGCGCCCGTGAGGGTCATGGTGACGTCGTAGAACACCGACGGGTCGCTCGTGAGACCGAGAGCGTCCCACAGCTCCTTGCCCGAGTTGGCGATGGTGAACACCGCCGCCTCGTGCAGGACATCCGTGCCGTTGATGGCACCCGCGTTGAGCACCAGAGCCGACGCGAAGAAATCGGCATCCTGCACCGCGCCGCCGTCTTTGGCGGTGCGGTAGAGGCCGATATCGGCGGCGGTCGTGGTGCCGATGTCCGGGGCGTAGATACGGAGGTCGGTGACCACCGCGTTCGACGGGACCCGGAACATCCGGTAGGTCGAGGCGACCGAGTCGGCGCTGACGATCTCGACCGTTGCGACCTTGGTGCGCTCGAACCCACCGTCTACACGGGGGTTGTTGAGCACAGCAGGGACCGCGTCAGCGTTGGTGACGAGGGAGGACTTGCGAGCTTCGACTGCCATGGTTGGTTACTCCCTTACTCTGCGCACAGGATGTCGACGACCTTCTTCTCCTCGGTGCGCGTGGCACCGAAGGTTCCCATCAGGTACACCTGGAAGGGATGCGAAGACAGGTCACGACGCTGCGTGACGTTGGACTGGATGTCGTTCCACATGCCCAGATGCACACCCGACGGCACCCAGACAGGGCAGCGGCGGTGGCTCGAGGAGGTCGGAAGACGCTCGGTGTGGATGAAGTTGATCCCGAGGAAGCGGGTCACCTTGCCGTCCTGCAGCACCGGAGCATCGGTGTTGAAGTCGGCGTTCGTGACCTGCAGCTGCCCGAGGAGATCGTCGTGCTGCTCGGCGCTGATGGCGCAGTAGGCGGGCTCGGCGTCGAGGTCCACCTCGTTCTCCATCAGGATGCGACGCGCTTCACGCAGCTTGTCCACCGTGAGGCCCACGTTGCCAGCGGCAGCGTAGTTCACAGCGACCTGCTGGTTCGCGGTGTCGAAGTTGGTGGTCGTGCCACCGGCCTCGCCCGTCTTGTTCGCGCCGAAGATGCCCGAGATGATGACGTCGTCGATGGCGCGGCCCATCGCGTAGAGCCCGTTCTGCGAGTAGGCAGACTGCGGGTCGGCGAGGAGACGGAGCTTGTCGAAGTTGTCGATCAGGTCGGCCCAGTCGTAGTCCTCGGGGAACACCCACCGACGGTTGTTCGGGGTGTTGACCGGGACGATCGGCTGGTAGCGGGTCGAGACGGCGCGGGCGCTGGTGGCACCGTACTGCGTCACGACCTCGGAAGCCTTGCCCTTGTACGAGCCAGTCTGCACCGCCTGGCGCAGCTTGGAGCCCTTCTGCTGCAGGAGCAGCGAGATGTTCGTGCCGTACTGAACGGCATAAACGGATGCGATGTTGTCGGCCATGATAGCCCTCCAGAAAACATGAAATGACGATGTTCTCGGATGGCTTGTCCGTTACCGGGGCCGAACCCTTGCCCGTTCCGCTCGGGCCGAGCGACCGTCTTTCCGGCTGTCAGCGGGGCCTCGCGGCTTACCCGGCCTCCGGTAAAAAGCCGGGAGGTTTGACCCTCCCGGCAAGACACACAGAGGAAGACACGGGGAGATGGTACTGCGACCATCTGACGGATGCAACTACTCGTCCGTCAGCCCCGGATTCGCCATCTGGTTCAGCGCCATCATCTCGTCGATGGCACCCTGACGGACACGCGAGTCCTGGTGCATGTAGCGCCCCATGAACTCCTTGTCGGCGAACAGCGAGGCCACCTTGTTCTTGGCCTGCGCCGGGGTCAGCGCACCGCCCGTCGGGGCATCGCTGCCCACGAAGTCAGCCTCGCCGAACTTGGCACCGATGGCGTGGAACAGCTTCATCACCTTGGCGGTGCCGATCGCACGCTCGAGCGAGTCGAAGGTCGCCTCATCGAGCCCCGCCTCCTTGCCGAACTTGAGGACGGCACGCTTGGCGAGCTCCTCGTTCTGCGCCGCAGCCGCGCCCCATTCGCCCTTGAGCGCCGCGTACTCGGCCTCGGACTGCTTGGAGAACGCCTCGTCTGCCGCCTCGATGCGCGAGGTCGAGGCCTTGTTCCACCACTCGGCGAGCCCCTTGGCCTGCTTCGTGGTCAGCCCGAGCTCGTGCAGCACCGGGGCCGCAGCCTGCGCGAACGAGCCGTCATCGCCATCCGGCACCGGCAACTCGTACTTGTCGGCGCTCTCCGGGCGACCGAGCCGGTTGTACACCGCGCTCCAGCCGTCGGCGTCATCGTCCGACTTGGGGGCGAGAATGGTGCGACCGGCCTTGTCAGCGCCGAACACCTTCTCGAGGTTCTGATAGGACAGGAGCGCGTCAGCCGGTCCCTTCCACCCCTTCGCCTTGACCAGCTCGCCGAGCTGACCAGTCGTGGCGGGGTCGAGACCTTCCGGCGCGTACCACACGGGAGCCGCTGCCGGAGCAGTCGGGTTGCCTGCGGATGCAGACCCTTGATCGTCACTCATCACGGAAATCCTCTTGCAGATTGGTCAAGGTTCGTTCGTCCAGGTGCAGCGCCTCGACAATCATCTGCACCGTCTCCTGTCGGCCAACCATCCGGCCAACTTGGAACATGTCCGCCTGCGAACCGGGGGCGGCAGGGGGCTTCCCGAGCCTCGCGAACCGCTTCAGGTGCGCGACCACTATCCGGCCATCGTCTGACAGTTCGTTGCTCTGGGGGTTGAGGAACAGCCGCTTGTAGGCGCGGCTCCTCCACAGGATCTGACGGATACGCGCCAGCATGTGATTCATGTGCGATTGTCGTCCTGACGGAATGCAGCCCCGCCGCAGCCGGGGGCGTCAGTGTACCACCCGTGATGCACCGCATGAGAGCACCAGACCCGTTGCTGCTTCTGGGTGATGCCAGCCGCCCACCAGCAGAGGCGGCAGAGCAGGGTCGATGATGGATTCCGGTCCGTGGTATCGCTCACACAGCCTCGCCACGGAACCACGCCTTGCCACCGTCCACCACCACGATCTCGGGCGGCAAGAGCCGACCCTCGCGGAAGGTCAGGACGGCGAAGCCCGACGCCCAGTTGACCGGCCCCGCCTCGACGTAGGTGAACTGCGGACCGGTGATGTCGGCCATGGTGCCGGTGTCCACGCCGTATCTACGGCCCCGGTAGTCGGCCCACGGGGTCACCTTCAACTGGTGGAGGTGGCCGTGGACGTAGGACACGCCAGCCTTCAGGGTGCTGTTATAGGCGGCATGGATGCCACCGTTCACGGGGCGGTGCCGGATGCAGACCCAGCCGTCGGTGCGGGCGTTCAAGTGCAGCGCCCATCCAGCCCGCCAGCGGGGCAGGAAGTCGAGCAGGGTCGAGCCCGGCATCCCCTCGACCTCGGAGACGCGACCGGATAGGTAGTTCTCGAAGCGGGCGTCGTGGTTGCCTATGGTGCGCACGAGCTTGGCGGTGCCCGCCGCCCGCTCGATCTCGGCGCAGCGGTCCTGCACGGTATGGATCTCGTCCTTCAGCTGCGGCTGCTGCTCCCACATGATGCGCGGGTGCCGCGAGATGCGAGCGCCGTCGAGGATGTCGCCGTTGAGCACGACCATCGCTGGGTTGAGCGCCTTGGCGAGACGGCAGAACGCCTCATGCGCGACGGTGACGATGCCGGGCCAGTAGTGGCAGTCGGAGGCCACGAGCACCACGCCGTCCTCGAGCGTGTCGTGCATCTCGCCTTCGTACT